TTGTGAAATGTTTTCTTTGCTTCAAACAATGCATTAGCACACCCATGAATCTTATCATAACGATGCGTATACTCATCAGATAAAGCACAACCATGCTGAATCAACCATGCAGTATTGAATATGCTTTCTGCTGCCCATTGAGTACATGGGTGATTACGGAATGCACCTTTCTGAGTCTTAAAAGGTTCTCCATCTTTCTTTTTAACTAAGTCATCACCCCAGTCATAATACCAGTGTGAAAAAACAATAGAGAGCATCTGACATGTCTCTAAAGGCATCTTAACCACATGTTTATCAGGCAATGCTTTTGCCGATACATGTGGATCAGGATGGGTAACAAAAATATTCATATTATCATTATACCACGAGTTCTATAAATTCGCCAAGTATTTTTTTATTCATTTTTTTAGTCTTAAGACTCTTGACAAAAGCACGTTTAATTTGTGCTTTAGTGGCATCTTGTTGAACCTCAAACTCATCATCACTGGCAAGTGCACTTGCTGATAATCCAAAGTAAGAATGATAACCAGAATTTTTAATTGTAAATGATTTTTCTTTTTTCCATCTTCCCATTATTTTTTCATACGCATCACCTTCATATCCAGCATACTGTCTAACAAATTGACCAGCATATCTATTACTAAGAACTCTTATTCCAATAAAATTAGTATTAGAAAAAGTCTGACGTAAATCTTGTAAAAGTAAATCAGTTGTATCTGCCCAATTACCCAATCCTTCACATGAATAAGTATGACCTGTTTTACGATTACGCAATATGCATCTATCATTAATATATTTACTTCCCATAAATGGTTCATGCTCCCAATCACGTTGAAATTCTTTATTGTACTGTAATGGTGCAGATTCTCCATCTGTAAGAATTACACACTGAACTTTCTCCACATTATTCTCATTTTTAAACTGTGGAAGAATTTGATGAAGAGAAATTAAACTTTCATTCAATGGAGTTCCAGAAAGATTCATTCCAATAGGAATATGATATGGAGTATAAAAAGTATGTCCAAATAAACATGCCAATCTAAAAATACTTTTCATTTGTACTTCTAAGTCTTTATTTCTAGTTTTGCTAGTGAATAAATTCATCATAGAAAAACATTCTGGAACAAGAGCTAAACCTTCTTTCTTCTCATAAGCAAGTCTATGAAATGTATCTTCTACTGGAGGATGCTCATTAGTAAAAGCATAAACCTCAAATGGAATATTAACTTTCTTACAGAACCACAATAGATTATAAAGTTGCTTAATAGTGTCAAGCATAACTTCACACATAGAACCAGACCAATCAAGAACAAATACTAACCCATGATTCTTACCTTCAGCAAGAGTAGTTACTTTTTTGAATAAATCTTCATTATATTTGTAAGTATGAAGTTTACTACAATCCAATACTCCAGTTCTAGCAGTGGTAGCACGTGCATATGAACTTGCAGCTTTCTTACACTCAAACTCTTTAACTAAGTAATTAACTTCTTTCTGAGCATTTCTTTTAAACTCTACAAACTTACCATCAACTTCTTCAAAAATATCATTAGTATAATATTTCCTTTCTTCCAGCATTTTCTTCCACTCTTGTTGCTGAGAACTCCAAGATAAATTAAGATTTTTATGTACTATTTCATTATCAATAATAACTTTTTTTAAATTTAACTTAGGTAACTCGAAGTAAATATTCTCAAGATTATTTTGAGTATTAGTAAGATCTTTAAGAGCTTCTTCTAATGCATCAACAGTCTCAACTTCTGGTTCATTTTCAAATCCACCTTGAGATTGAGGTTGAGGTTGAGATTCTCCTTCACCACCTTCTGTATCTTGTGATTTAGTTTGATACTCTTCTTCTCCTTCTTCTCCTTCTTCTTCAGAATTACTAGCATTTAAATTTAAATCAACTTCATCATCATTATCTTCTTCTGTTTCTATTTCTTCTTTCTGCTGCTCCAACTCTTCTTTACAATATTCATAGAGTTTTTGAGAAGCTTCTAATGTATCATCAAACGTTTCTGCATTTCTAATTAAATCGACAATTGGAATTTCAGTAGTTGAAAAAGATATATCATTCCACGCACCAACCTTAAAATATAAGTTAACCCTATCAGCAAGATTAAAATTAGTAAGATCTTGACCATCTATATCAAAGAAATCATCATCATTAAGTTCATTATATCCTGTATAAAAAGACTTAGCAAGTCCAGCATATCTTCTCTTCATCAACTTCTCAATTCTTACATCTTCTACAATGTTTACAAAGCTTGGAGGAATTTGTATTTCTTTGTACCAATCTCTATCAGGTGTATAAAGTGCATGTCCTACCTCATGTGCCACCAATGCATCATATACATTATTACTTGCTCTATCCCACTTAGGAAGAGTTAGAACACGAGTATGAACATTGAACACAGCAGTCTCAACTACTTTATGTTCTACTATAAGGTCTTCTGTTGCAAGAAGTTTAGCAAGTTGTGATTTGATTTCGTGCTTTACTACCATGTTCTTTTTTGATTATGAACCTATTATACGACGAAACCCCTCTTTGAGAGGGGTTCAGTAGACGCTTTATCAACTGTCTGCGTCTTTCTCTTGAAGCACGTAGTGCTTGTGGTTTAAGTTTTCGTTTAGCATCCTTCTTAGAATGATGCTGCCAGTTAGGGGTGTTCATGGCACCATACGGGAGAATCCTTTTATCTTATCAAATTTTACCACATTGTCAAACTTGTCATGTAAGTCAGACTTATGAGAGATTACAAAAATGTTAGCATCCTTAATAACAAACTTAATAATCTTAATAAACTCATCAGTTCCAAATCCATCAAGAGAACTATCAAACACCTCATCCATGATAAGAAGATTTGTATTCACAGAGTTCTTAACTCTAGCAACTTCTCTCCATGTGAAGAGTAATGCTAAATCAATCCTCATCTTCTCACCTTCACTGAATGATGAATATGAGAAGTCTTCGTGAATCGGTGATTTTACCGTTTCATTAAACTCTTCATCCAATGTGAAATTGATATAAAAATCCATCAACTGTAAGTATCTATTCACCTGCTGATTTATAAAAGGTATATACTTCTTAATTATCTTTGTCTTTACTCCATCATCCTTCAATAAAGAATATGCGAAATCATAGTGAGTAATTTCTTCTTTTCTTGAGGATAGATTTTCTATAGTGTTTTGGAGATTTTCTTTAAACTCAGCTAACTTCTCATGTTCAGTATTTCTGTTTTTAAACTGTTCGGTAATTCTTTGAACTTCTTCTTCAAGATCTCGGATTTGTCTCTGGTTGAGACTGATACGAGTATTGTTTTGAGAAATGTCATGGTTGAGTTTAGTGATCTCCTGTGATAATTGAGTGAAGTGACGTTCTCTCTCCGATTCTAACTTTATAGTCTCTTCCAGATCTTGATAAC